GATTTGGACCAAATACTGATTGTCCCCGCCACCCCCGAATGTCATGATATTGATGTTCGGGTCGGTATGGATTCTAATTTCGCACGCCTTTGACCTGATCGGGGTGAATTTGTCCTCACTATTATCAACCACACGAATAGTCACCGGGTTGTCAGCCATTGCAAGGTCAACCGTTTCCCCGGAAGGGTCGGTTTGGTCCACAATTAGGACAATGACGTTTTGCCCAAAATCCGAATTGTCGGCGTATAGGACCTGACTATTGGTAAACTCTCCCCGGTAGGTTTTAGGCATTTACTCGGTTTATTGATCGTTGAGATCTTGCTGATGCAAGCAAAATGTCTGTTCCCCTTACTATACTACGGCCACCCATTGCCGCCGCAAATGCCGGACGGCCATTGAATGAACCCAATTGATTATTTGGCACAATGTTACCACTTACCGATGGCACGAACAATTCCGGCCCACGTTCACCCACAAGATAGGCCGTATTTCCAGCAACTGGTCCCCCCTTTTCCCTTGCACCACCAAAGTTTTTCACTATTTGTGACGATGCAATTGCCAAGGCACCCAAAGCAATGGCAACACCACCCGGAATAGCAATACCACCAGCACCCAAAATTTTGTCCAATCCCTCTTTTACAATACCGTAACTTATTAAGGCCTTACCGATTCCACTCAGTAATTCAGACAAGACATTTAAAATTGAACTACCAAAATCCTGACCTGAAAGTAAATTGCCCAATCCTTCACCAACGGCCTCAAATCCACTTTGTAATGAATTAGAAAATGATTGATTGAATGAATCAGCCAATTGTTGACCAAGTGCAACATTTCTTTTCCTTAGTGCCTCTAAATTACGAAATCTTATGTTTTCGGGTTTTACTTCGCCACCCGTTTCAATTGCTTTTGCAACGCCTTGATTAAATGATTGACCTAAAATTGCCCCATTTCGTTCCAACTCTTTTGCAACTGGTGACAAACCTCCATCACTTGGTGGAGGCACATCAATTTGTGACAAATCGGCCTTAAACTTAAATGGAACACTAACGGTTGCAAATTGCTTCAAAAACCTTTGGGCAATTTGTAATTGTTCGGCCTCTGTTTGGAACGGGGTAAAATCAGGAACAACGGCCCCAATCTTTTCCAACTCTTTCGCTAATGCTTTAGCCTTTGAAATTGTATCGTTACTATTGTTCCCAACGCTTTTTAAACTTTCGTCCAAATCACTGAACTCAGTTGTCAAATTCATCAACGGTTGCAACTGATTTTTTAGGTCAGCCGTCAATTTATTGACTAAGGCGTCATATATGTTTGTTTGTTTGATCGCAATGTTTTGTTGCGTTGTTTGTTGTTGCAACGCAATATTTCCATCCCGAACAACCCCTATCTCACCCTCTTTTGCCTTTACATATTTTTCAAGTGTTTGTTGTGCAGTGGGTTGAACAAACTTGTTGTTTTTTTCCTTTTCGTATTCCTTATTTGATTCTCTAACCGCCTGAGCCTCTTGTTGTTTAAGGGTCAGTATTTGTTTCGCAGTTTCAGCGACAATCTTTTCAATTTCATTTTGCGCGCCTTTGACAACCGCCTGATTCAGTAAACTTTGGGTGATTTTGTCGTATGCCTGTGCTAAATTTTCGGCATTGATTTTCTCCTTGTCAAGCCCCGGCAAATACTTACCGTATTGCTCATTTAATGCTTTGATTGCCTTTGCACGGTTTTCATACGATGCATTGACATTTCCAGCAAGGCCAACCAATGAAGTGACTTTAACTAAATCAGTCGCAACCGCCTCAGCCAATTTCTTTATTTCCTCTTGGGCCTCCTTTGACGCTTTACTTGCACCAAACAAACGATCGCCAAACGTCAACAACAAAGATGAACCAACACCAACGGCAAGGCCAAGCCCAGCCGGACCAGCCAAAACCCCTGTCAATGCTTTCAATGCACCGCCTGTTGTTCCCGTTGTTGCCTTTAATCGTTGGAATGATTCGAGTAGTGGGTTTAGGTTGTTGGCAATACCTAAGAAACCGAACGGGGCATCCTGAGCCACACGGCTCAAATTTATCAACGATTGCGTTGCCTCATTTGATCCGGGTTTCAATTTGGATATGGAATTGCCCGCTTGTGCCGTAACCTTCGCCAATTCGGCTTGTGACTTACCAAGCAATCCCATTGCTTGATTAAGTTTTTGCACCGATGTTGTGGACCCGATTACACCTTGGAGGGACTGGATGCGTTGTTGCAAAACGAGGGTCCGTTGTTCGACCGCCGTCATTGCTTGTAGTGCTGGACTTACATCAGCACCCAGTTGAAAGGTTAATGAATTTGCCATTAAATTTTTCCCTCTTTTTTTAGCCTTTGCAATTCGTCACGTTCCCGTTTCCGCTTTAGCGCATCTTTTATTTGATCACGGGTCAATTCCTGTTTTTCCTCCAATTGCCATGCATCCATGACAAACCGAACTCCCTGACCCTTCCCAATGAATGCCTCACAAATCAAAGCCGTCTGAAACCTAAGCAATTGACTGTCCACCTTTACCCTTTCAATGTACCCCCTTCGCATTAGGACATAGTCCGAAAACTCAAGGTCGTAAAACTGATCAGGCATCAACCCCATTTGGCCAAAGGCCTCAGCCCTTATTTCGTCCCAAGTTAGGGGTTTACCACTTGGGCCGTCCCTTCCCCCGGTTCAGCGGGTTTTTGGGCTTCCACAAATTTGTTGATCAGGGCAGCGGCTTCCGTTTCCGTCATTGCGCCAACCCATTCTTGACATTGAGCCAATGTTACCAAATTCGGGTTTTTCGTGACCTTTTGGTGGCAGTTTATCCCGGCATAAAGAATGCCAACAATGAACTCAAATTGCTTTTCAGGCTTGGTAATCAGTTCGCCCATTTGCATCGGATCGGTGGATGTGGCTTCACCAAAAAACTTGGTAAACCACATCCGACCAAAATCCAATGAATAAACGATGCCTTCGATTTCGTGTTGTGTTTGTTTCATGTGTGTGTGATTTTAGGATTGTGGTGTGGTGTCAATGTCACCGTCAATTTCAATCGTCATGGTGAACTTTGCAGTCTGACCGCTGACGTTTTGTTGACCAAGTGATGCAATCCAACCATATCCACCATGATAAATGTCATTTGCTGAATCAGTCAAATGCCAGTATTTTTTGGTGTTGTTGGCATACAGGGTTTGATAGTCGTTGTAACTTGCCTCACCAGCATCGGGGACCGTGTCAACCACTGCATTCAGGGTCAAACGGTTGTTTTGAGGACCAAGTGACTTCAAAACGCCACAATTGGTTTCATCACTTACTACGTTACGGCTGCCGTCAAACGATCCCTCGCTTTGACATACGGCCGATTTTTTTGCACCAGCGGGTGTGTCGCTATATTCAATGAACATAACGCTGCCGGAAATTGTTGTTGGGTCTGCCATTTTTTATTATTTAATTTTGATTAAGAAAATGCTCGTATCTTTTAACAAGACGGAAAACCTTTTCGTCCCCATCGTTGTCGTTTATTTCGTTTTCTGACTGCACTGTGATTTGTGTGATATTGAAGTTTGGCAAAGTTATGCCATAACTGTTTGGGCTTTGCATCACAATTAGGTCAATTTCGGTGGCAATGTCATTAACCAATTTACTGTTTGATATGTTTGCAAACTTGGTGACAATATCAATCACAATCACAACCGACCTAAAAAACCCGGTATTTGTCACCCCAGCATCCGAACTGCCATCTGAATATATCAAAACATAGTTTCGTGATTCATTTAGAGGAACAGAATCTTTGTAAACTGGGACCGAAATAACCCCGTTTAATGCCGAAAACCATTGTGTTTTTAGTTGATATATGCTATTCCTATATGCCATCAATGATGCGTTTCACGTTTGCCAATAGTTTTGTCCTGATGGGTGCAACATTTCGATAAAAGAAAGGTTTTGGGGAAATACCATTTCGGTAAATGGACCGGGCAATGTTAAATGCCACCCGATCAATTTGCTTTCCTTTTGCAATGCCTTTCCGCTTTACCCATCCCTTAATTGCCTCAATCAATGTCAATGCCCCACTTCCCTTCATGCCCCTAAATTGGGCCGCCACATCCTCAAAACCCGGCTCAACCCGGACTTTCTTTTTAGTCCCAAATTCAATAAATGGGGCATAAAATATCCCGGCGAAAACCTCAAAACTAAACGGACCAAATTGTCGGTGTCCTATTGACTTTTGTAGTCCTCCCCGGTCCCCTCCATTGCTTGCCGCATGACGTTTGGCCATTGCTTCAAATTCCATTGCCGATGCCCTCAGTTCGTCCGACACACGGGCCTGAATGTCCCGTTTTGCGGATTCTATTTGCCGCAAATACTGATCCAATCCGATGACGTTAGCCTTTATCATGATATTGCCCAGCCCCTTGAAATTAGTGTGTTATAGTCAGCCAA